TAAGAGAGTTTAATGAGAAATTACAGATAACAACTTCACATGCAATTGAAGATTCTGTGCCTGGAAAATCTCTGAAGTGGATGGTAGTTGAAAAGAATACTAATACAATTATTGGTTTCTGTAGATTTGGTTCTCCTACTATAAATTCTAAACCACGTAATGATTGGTTAGGTACTACTCCAGATCTTTCAATATTTAATCGCCATGCTATCATGGGATTTATTATTGTTCCAACTCAACCGTTTGGATATAATTATCTTGGTGGTAAACTTTTGGCTATGTTGTGTTGCACACATGAAGTCAGAGAAATATTAAATAAGAAATATGATGCCAATATATGCCATTTTGAAACAACATCTTTATATGGTTCTACAAAGAGTTCATCACAATATGATGGATTAAAACCTATAATGAGATATAAAGGCTTGACTCAGAGTAACTTTACTCCACTACTTCACGATCAAATCTTTAAGGGTCTAAACAAATGGTTTATCGAGAGAAACAATGGAAATACACTAGTCAAAGCCGACGCTTCAAGTCGCAAGTTAAAAACACAACAACGGATGATAGCTATCATCAAGAAGAACTTAAGTTCTCAAAAGGCTGTGGAATTCCAAACTGCGATTGCAAATGCAACAGCACTAACTGAAAAGAAAAGAACTTATTTTTCTGATTATGGTTTTGCAAATGTAAGAGAAGTTTTACTTGGTGAAGATAAAACTTTAGTAGAGAACCCTCAAAACTTTGAGAAGTTCTATATGGAATCAGTTGTACAAAAGTGGAAAAAAATGGCTTCTAAAAGATACAATAAACTTAAGTCCTCTGGTAGTTTAAGAACTGAACTAGAAGTATGGACAAAAGATATGGACATTGACATTATACGATGACTAAAACACAAATCATAAAAGGAAAAGTAAAGACCGTCTTTACTACAGATGATCCTAATAAGGTTCTCATACAATATGAGAATAAAGTTACTGCTGGTAATGGCAGAAAAGAATTATTCTTAGAAGATAAAGGTCGTATCTGTTGCGAAATATCTTCAATTATATTTCAAAAATTAGAGAAGGTAGGAATTAAAACTCATTATCTTGATACATTTCCCGAAAGGATTATGTCATGTAAAAAGGTAAATATTCTTCCATTGGAAGTTATTGTTAGAAACATTACTGCTGGTTCTATTTGTAGACAGACTACAATTCCAGAAGGTAAATTGTTGATGACACCTTTAGTTGAATTTCATCTGAAGGATGATAGTAAAGATGATCCACTTCTTACATATGATAGAATGAAGTTGATGGGATATGATCCAGAAGAATTTATTGGAACTGCATTACAAATTAATCGACAGTTAATAAAAATATTTTTTGATATTGGTTTTGATTTAGTTGATTTTAAAATAGAATTTGGTGATGATAGTGAAGGTAATTTACTTCTTGCTGATGAGATAAGTCCTGATAGTTGTAGATTGTGGAAAACTGGAACCAAAGAAAACTTTGATAAAGATTTGTTCAGAAATGATAATGGTGATATAATAAGTGCATATACACACATCCTGAATGAATTAAGGAGATGACACTAAAACAATACATAGATAAACCTAGAAAGGATTGGGATGATAAAAAGTGGCTACAACACGCACATATTATGGTACACTCTCCTTGGATCTCTGATGCAGATAGAGAGTACTGGCGTGATAAAATTAAGGAGTTAACATGAACATGTGGTACGTTATAGGGTGGACAATAGTTACACTATGGTTACTATCCAAACTAGGAGTTTTTAAAAAATGATTTTTTTAATAGGTATAATGTCATTTGCAAATTTTGTATTCTATCCATTAGTGATAGGATTCTTTATTGCATTGATAATAGAACAGATCTTTAGATCTCAGGATAAAGCTCCAGAGGTTCTTAGATCTATGGCAATAAGAAAGTATCTCTGGAGACAGGCATGGATATTTAATATCATATGGTTTGTCGGATATATTATTCTTATGTTTACATTAAGAGGACAACAAACACCAATGCCTGATTTGATCTGGGAAGGATAATGGAACTTAAAGATTGGCTCAATAGTATTAATATCAATAAGAAAGATATTATTACTGAAGATCCAGACACTGAACGTGAGTATGCACCTTTCATTATTAACAAATGTATGTCAGGTCATCTCGATACTGTTTTACTAGCTAATGAGATGAATATTAATCACTCATTACCTAAGAGACTTCAATATGATTTTTTTCTAAATAGTGTGAGGAAAAAGAAGAGATTCTCTCCTTGGTTGAGAAAAGATAAGATCAAAGATCTTGATTGTGTGAAACGTTACTATGGTTATAGTAATGAAAAAGCGACACAGGCTCTCCGTATTTTATCATCTGAACAAATTGCATTCATTAGATCTAAACTTGAGATTGGAGGAAAAAAATGAGTACCGAACCTGAAGTGAGTTGGTCTCCCGATAATATGATTGAGGTTACTCTACGAGAACCTGATGATTTTCTTAAGGTACGTGAAACACTTACAAGAATAGGTGTTGCATCCAGAAAAGAAAAGAAGCTATATCAATCCTGTCACATTCTACATAAACAGGGTAAGTATTTTATAGTTCACTTTAAAGAACTATTTGCATTAGATGGCAAGACTGCTAATCTAACTCAGAATGATGTTGCACGTAGAAATCGTATAACACAATTATTATGTGATTGGGGTCTAGTTAATAGAGTAGATCAGGATACCCCTTTAGATGTTGCACCATTAAATCAAATTAAAGTTCTTGCATACAGTGAGAAAGGAGATTGGGTTTTGGAGACAAAATATAATATAGGCAAAAAAAGAAAAGTAGAAGAAACTAAATAATAATTGGGTGCAGATATATCCAGTATTTTTAGTGAAAAGGGGGTGAGGGTTTCCTCACCCTTTTTTTAATGGTTTCTGTTATAATTAGTAGTGTACGCCGAAAGGGTACACAAAACACAAACTCGCTTAGTAAAGGAGCTACTATTATGGGTACACTAGCCAGATACCATTCTGCTAATCTTCCTGATCTTTTAGATAAGATTACAAAGAACAGCATAGGAATGGATGAGTATCTAAACCGTTTTTGGAATGAAACACAACAAGTAAATTACCCACCCTACAATCTAATTCATGTAAACAATGTTGAGTCCAGATTAGAGATTGCACTTGCAGGGTTCAAAAAGAAAGAGGTTAAAGTTTACACTGAGTATGGTAAACTAACCGTTGAAGGTAAGAAAGAAGAGAAGGAAAATGTAAACTACAGTCATCAAGGATTGGCTCAAAGATCTTTCGTTAGATCATGGTCACTTTCCGATGATGTAGAAGTTAAAGATGTATCATTTGCAGATGGACTTTTAACTGTAAGTTTGGGTAAGATTGTTCCAGAACATCACGCTCGTAAAGAGTATCTTTAAGGAGGTGTATCATGAAAATCACAACACCGTTCAGCGTTATTAAAAACGCTATGAGTGACATCCGTAGGATGCACGACTTCAACTATTCTCTTCCTAAAGAAAATTACTGGGAAGATGAATGTAAGGATCATCCAACTAACTCACATTGTTTAGTTTATTGTGACTAAATATTAATGAGTTAAAAATCAAAGGGGGGAGCTTGACTAAAATCAAGTTCCCCTTTATAATAGCCAAATTAAGAGTAAAGTAATGACGGTAAAACTTTTAACCCTGAAACCTAAACAGGATGTAATTGCTGATATAGAAGAGATTAGAACTACAGATGAACAACCCAAAATAGTTGGCTATCAACTTTCTCATCCTTATATTATTACACTTTCTCGTATGATGAATGAGGATCAGACTGTTAGTGATAGTATCAGTGTAAATATAAGCCGATGGAATCCTTTTTCCAGTGACACGGTATTTCAAATACCTGCTGATATGGTTAGTGTTATTTGTGAACCACTTCCAAAGCTTAAAGAATCTTGGGAAGAAAAAGTGAGTACTGAAGAAAAGGTTGTTAAAGAATTATCACAACGACCATCAGAAAATACAGTAGTTGAACAGGAATTATTAAATGAAGAACGTACAGATTCTGATACTGAAGAATGAAAAAGTTGTCATCTCTGAAGTCGTATCAGTGATGCAAGAAATAGGAGAACCTGATTGTAAATTAATTAAACCAAAACTAGTTGTGTCTGGTGATAGGCCAGATAAAAGAATAGTTCCTTGGTTAGATGAATATACAGATCAAGATGCTGTAATGATAAGGTCGGATGATGTTCTTACATTTGTCGAGCCGACCACTGATCTTTTAGATTACTACGTGACAATTACCTAATGAGATTCTATACTAATATTCAAATGGTCGGGAACCAAATACTGGTTCGTGGTTATGAGAATGGTCAAAGGTATACTCATAGAGATGTTTATAATCCTACATTATTTGTTTCTTCTAAAAAGAAGAGTAAATATAGAACTCTATCTGGCGAATATGTGGAACCAGTTAAGCCTGGCACTATTCGTGAGACTAGAGATTTTATTACTAAGTATAATGATGTAGATGGATTTGATGTCTTTGGATTTGAAAGATTTATATACCAATATATTTCTGATAATTATCCAGAGGATCAAATAGAGTTTGATATTAGTAAGATTAAATTAGTAACAATTGATATTGAGACTAAATCTGAAAATGGATTCCCTGATGTTGAATCTGCTTCAGAAGAAGTATTGTTGATTACTATTCAGGATTATACAACTAAAGAAATAATTACATGGGGTACACGCCCATTTAATAATACCCATGATAATGTTGATTACCGTCAGTGTAATGATGAACATCATTTATTAAGTTCTTTTATACAATGGTGGATTGATAATACTCCAGATGTTGTTACTGGATGGAACTGTGAATTTTTCGATATACCTTATATTGCTGGTAGATTGAATAGAGTTCTTGGTGCCAAGTTGATGAAGAGATTATCACCTTGGGGTCTTGTAACTCAGAATGAAGTTGTGAAGATGGGTCGTAAGAACTTTGTTGTTGATATTGGTGGGGTATCTGTATTAGATTATATGCGTCTTTATAAGTGGTCGCCTGGTACGCCAAACCAAGAGAGTTTTCGTTTGGATTATATTGCACAACAAGAGTTAGGACAACAGAAATTAGATCACTCTGAGTTTGATACCTTTAAGGATTTTTACACAAAGGGTTGGCAAAAGTTTGTAGAGTATAATATAATTGACGTACAATTAGTTGACCGTCTTGAAGATAAACTTAAGTTGATTGAACTTGCGTTAACTATGGCATATGATGCTAAGGTTAATTATCAAGACATTTTCTTTCAAGTTAGACTTTGGGATTGTATAATATACAATGAATTGAAAAAGAGAGGGATAGCTATTCCTCCTAAAATAGGATCTAAAAAAGATGAAAAATACGCAGGAGCATATGTCAAGGAACCGATTCCAGGAAAGTATGATTGGGTGGTCAGTTTTGACCTTAATAGCCTGTATCCTCATCTTATTATGCAGTACAATATCAGCCCAGAGACCCTCAGGCCGACTAGACATCCCAGTGCGAGCGTTGAACGGATTCTCAAGCGGGAGATAGATGTTGATAGTAAGTATGCAACATGTGCTAATGGAGCTCAGTATAGAAAAGATATACGTGGGTTCCTTCCAGAGTTGATGCAGAAGTATTATGATCAACGTGTAACCTTTAAGAGGAGGATGATCGATGCTAAGAAGAAGTATGAGAAGGCCCCCAGTAAGGCATTGGAGAAAGAAATTGCAAGATGCAACAACATCCAAATGGCGAA